AATCTGCTTAGTGTTCGCCATAGATCTTGCTAAAGCTTTTGTATATCTAGACGCTAGTCTGTCATACAAGTTGTCCTCAATCGCTTCTTCAGTGATTGCGAACGCTAAAGCAATAGTATTATGCGTATATCTAGCAGTGAAAGTTTCTTGCGCTGTATCGTATGTAACGCCAGATCCTTCAGCTTTTACCGCAGCATTACCAAAACCTGATAACATAACTTCTTCTTCGAATGCTCTATCAGAAGTTTCTTTATCAAATATTTCTTCATGCTCGTTTTCGTAACGTTTATATTCAAGTCCAAACAGAGCGTTTAAACCTGGTTCTAGTTCTTTAACTAGTTGTGATCGTGATATAGCCATAGTTTATATTCTCCTTATGATATTGACACACTAGATTTCACTTTTACTACGAAATCTTCGTTTGTCGTTGCTGGAATATTGTCCACAAATTGTGATGGACTAATAACCAATAATTGACTTGTAGAAGCTGCACTTGATAGATCTATGTAAGATCCAGATAAACCATTAGTAGAACTTCCTGCAACATATTTAATGTTGTAAAGATTTCCTACTGCAGAGTTACCTAATGCAGTTCCTGTTGATTTAACTAAGTAAAGCTGATTTGGATCATCTATTACATACCCATCAATGTTTCCTTGAGAAACGTTAGTTTGAGTATAATAGTTTTGCCATTTCGGCTTTTTAGTAGTTGGGTTCACTTCGATTAAACAACCGTTGAACACTCCCAATATTCCAGTTGAACTAGCAGTAGCTGCAGTCAAGTTACCAGTAGATGTTAGTATAACTAAATCTCCTTGGTAAAGTGATGTGCTAGCATTGTTAGCAATGTTATATTGGCTTTGTCCACCAGCTGATGGATTAGAACCCATTTTGCCTAGGGCACGTAGACCATAAGCGACTGTTGAGTTAGCCATATTTTTTCTCCTTGTTTATATTAATAATACTTTGTTGGAATACAGAATTACTAAAAATTAGCTCTTCTTACTGCCACCAAAAGTTACACGAGTCTGCCTATCATTACTCATAGGCATACTTGGATGCTGTTCCTTCAGAGGATCGTTTTCAGCCGCTTCAGTTCTCTCACGAGTTCTTTTAGCGAAGTACTCTTCTCGAGACTTTGCGATCTCTTCTGGTATCCTAGCCAGCACTAGGCCGCCAACTCCGATTACTCCTGCGTATTTGCCGTCTTTAACTACTGGATATTGTCCATCTGGATATGAGTCTCCTCTTACGAGTTCATAACCTGATCTCAAACTTCCAGCGATATTTTTAGTATCGTCAAAGCCTAAAGACTCAGCCCTTAACCAACGGTGTCTATAACCTTGTGGCGCAGGTGGTGCATCTAAAGATGATGGTGGAGTCCAAACTTGAGGTCTTTTTGTTTTATCTCTAGTTTCGCTCGCACGTGGGGTTTTCATGTTTTTTTCGTTTTCCATATGCCTATACCTCCTTCGTGATATTTAATTGTTTCGCATATTCTTCTAATGGCACACCTAATTTTTTAGCTATCGCTACTTGTGATGGTGTGAGCCTCACAGTTTTGCGACTTGTTTTAGAACTACTATTACGTGTAGCAGATGCTACATTTTGAGTAGGTCTAACTTCTGTCGATTGATTGTTATTATTAACAAATTTATGGGGAAATTCAAGTCTTATTCTTTTATCAATTTCCGCATAATATTCATCACTTTGTGGATCATAACCTTCTTCATCTACAAGCTTTTTATGTAAAGAAAACGCTGTATATGTCATAGGTTCATCCTTACCAAACCAATTATTTTTATCAGCCCAAGATTGTGCTTTAGGATCCGGAGCTATTTGTGGTTCAGGTTGAACATATTGAGGTTGAACATTTTGTTCCACATAAGGCTGTTGCTGTTGCAATCTAGTCTTATTAAACTCAGCTTGCTGAGCTTGTTTTTCTTTTAAATCATTAAGTTTAGCTTCTTCATAGCCAAGTTTAGCTATTTCAGATTGTGCCATGATCTCTGATTTTAAATCACCAGTTTCTCTTGCTCTTTGTAATTTAACAACAGCAGCTTCAACGGAAGACTTAATTCTGTTTTCCATTTCAGTGACATAACCTGTATCAAGCTTATTTAAACGACCAGTTAAAGAGTCTCGTTCAGATTGAACTTTACGTGCATAGTCAATAGCAGCTTCACGCTGTCTTTCAGCCTCACGCATTTTTTTAGTTAGTTTATCTATTCTACGTTTAACTCCTTCACTATATTCGTCTAATTCTTTCTTCTGAGTATTGTCCTCAGATTTAACTTCTTGTTCTTTCTTTGGTTCGCTAGTCTGTACAGCAACTGGCTCATCAGATTTCTCAGTTGTGTTATCGGACTTATTATCTTCTTTTGTAGTTTCATTTTTACTCTCTAGTTCAGTTTGTTTATCTTCTATTTCGATATCAGCTCCTGGACCAGTAGTATCTATGTCTACCATCTTTTCTATTTTGCTTTTATCTTCTGGCATAGTTTCTCCTATGTTTATATATGATGAAGAACATCTTCAGGATTTTTAATTGTTCCTAAGACTTCATCATCGTTTAAAAGGCGGACTTCTCCACCTTCTATTGGTAATCGTGATCCTGCATATCTTGCAAATATCACCCAATCTTTTTCCTTGCACCACGGACCTGTTGGATATCGTTCCTTATCAGCATAAGCTAATGGACCAATTTTAAGAACATAACCACAATTAGTTCCTATTCTTAATTTATCCAAAGATTCTTGTGAGAATATAATTCCACCTTTAGTTTTATCTTTAGGTGTAAATGGTAATACTAAAATTCTCCAACCACTTGGGTTAGGTAAATTATCAATTAAAGATTCTGTAATATTTTCAGCTCTTACAGTTTTAGCGTCAGCTTCTTTGTATTTTTCTTCTAAACCAAGAACGGTTTTAGGTATTTCTTTTGACTGTTCATCAGTCGAGTTTAATAATGTTTTCTTCATCGTTTACTAGCTCCTTTTTGTTTAGCAGGTTAGAGATCTCCTGTAAGATATATTCGTATGTACGAATTTGTCCTAATATATACTTATATTCTTCCATACTGTCAACTGCACCAGAAGTAAGAGCTATAGTTAGACTTTCTAATTGACTTTTCATAAAACGTTGTAGTTTATAAGCTACATCTATTGGATCATTCATATTTACCTTTCTATTATTGTTTATATTAACAATTCCACTTTCTTAGGGATTTATTAATTCTTGAATTAGGGTCTCTAGCTGTTTTAGCAGATGTTAATTTAGCCTTCATCCCTTTCATTCTGCTACAGAATGATTTACGTCTATTAGCAGATTTAGAACCTGGTTTCAACTTACTAGGTTTAGTTGTAACTGCCATTGATAAATGAGATCCTGGATGTTCACGTCTATAAGATGCAATACCTTTTTTATTTAATCCACCTTCTTCATTTTTACCTTCTTTTCTTTGCCAAGCTGGTGTACCACCTTCAGCTGCTTTAAAACCTTCTTGCATATTTTTATATGATTCAGAAGATATTGTTGATTTAGATTTAGGTCTACTTATACCAAGTTTTTTACGTCTATTAATATTGGCATATAATCCTGGTCTAGCAGAACCACCTTCTGCTCTTTGTATTCTAGCAATACCTGCTCCTCTATTTTGAATTCCAATTCCAGCCATATTAATATTTTTTAGTACGTTTAATTCTATCGTGCATTACTTTACCATGACCTTTAGTAATAAATCCACCATCTTTTTCTTCTTTAATATCTTCTGGATTCATAGGTTTAGTTAAATCCATACGTTTTTTTAAACCATATAATTTTTTAAAAGCATCTGTTTTATCTTGACCAGTTAAATCACTAGTACCTAAAAGTCTAAATGCTTTAGTCCAAACTTTGGAATTATCATCATTATCTGACATAATGACCTTTATTATTTTTTAAATCCTTTTAGAGTCTGAGCAAGTCTTGCACGTTTTCCCATTACTCCTGGTTTCTTTGCAGCAGCTGCTAATTTTTTAGCTGGAATTTTTTCACCAGCTTTAACATGTAATGAAGCTCTTAATGCACCTGGGTGTTTAATAGCACCTTGAATCCATTTAGAACCTTCAGCATAATGAGCTCTTCCACCTTTTTTCATATAACCTATTTTATGTTTTACTTCAGTTGGAAGTTTTGAAAGACCTGGATTTTTTTCTTTATCAACTGGTTTTAATGCTTTACCACCATCAGCAAGCATATCTAATCTACCTCTAACATTTCTAGGTATTCTTAAATTTCCAATAGAACTTAATCCACCACTTTTTAAATGGTCTCTTGCTTGTTCATGTTTTGATTGAAAACCTACTTTAGCAATTCCAGAACCTTTAAATTGTTTTCCAATTCCAGACATAATTATCTCTTATGTTTTTTAACTCTTCCACCAGTTTTCATTCCTGGCATTCCACCAGCTGGTGCACCTGCTCCACCAACAGACATTCCACCCATATAAGGTGAACCTGCAGTAGAAGCTTGACCAGACATATCTGGGCCGGCTTGAGACATTAAATCTGGATGAGTTTGAGATGTCATATCAGGAGCAGACATTTGTCCAGATCCTATACTTTGTAAATCTTTATGAGGTTTATGTGCAACTTTATCGTGTAATACTTTTGCAACACCATGACCTTTAATATGTTTTCCTAAACCAGCCATTAGCATGCACCTCCATAATTTCTTTTAACTCTTCCACCTTTTTTTAATTTAGATAAATCAGTGTGTTCACCTTTATGCTCTTGTGTATCATGCATGTGAATAGCTTTTTTAATTAATGCTTTGTCTTGTGCAATATCAGCTTTACCACCTTCTTTAAGTGCTTGACCTAATCCTCTTTTAGCAAGTCCGCCGCCTCTAAGTGCTTGACCTAATCCTCGTTTTGCAATT